CAGGCGTCCTGCTGGTGCTCGGCTGGGCGCTGCTTTCTATTGCTGCTGAATGATGCAACGACCTGACCCGATGATCTCCTCCAGCTACGGAGCCACTGACGTGGAGGCGCAGAAGGCAAGAGTCTTGTGGCTTGAGGAGTTGTTTTTCTTGGATGGCCGGGATCAAATCTCACATCCACAACACGGAATTTTCACCGGGTTGGCCCTCAAGTATCAGAACTTGGATTCAACTGATGGGATCTGATGGCTAAGTCACTTAACGGGCAAAACTTTGTCCCTAGCAAGCCAAAAAAGACACGTCAGGGGAATGGATCACATTCAAAACCGTCCCATGGACGAAAGAAGTACCGTGGTCAGGGAAAACGTTAAACCTCTTCCCCATGCTCAAAGTTCTTCTTGCGAGTGGTGTCGCCGCTTCAGCAGTTGCGCTGGCATCTCCTGCGCACGCAGTCCCCGTTTACTTCAATCCTGAGGCTAACGTCGGCTCCAACCTCGACACTGGTGTCGGCGGCATGGACATTGATCTGCACCTGGGCGTCGAGTCCGGTGGCGCTTTCGCTCAAATCGGGCCTGTTATCAAGGTTCCTGACTCAGGCGAAGTGGACTACGGCGTGAGCGGGAAAGCGGGCTATGGCTTTGGCCCTGGTTACACCGAGCTGTCCTTCGTTTCTTATGACGATGACACAAGCATCAACCTGAAGGTTGGTGGCAAATTCCAACTCTGAGCTATAACAAGCTCAGGTTTCTCACACAGACCGACATCAGGCTCCCGAGAGGGGGCCTTTTGTTTTATCTGAATCACTATGGGCCAGCGAATCTGCAACGTCTTGGGCGTCCTTGGTTTCGTGATGAGCGGGACTTTGGTTGGCTTATCAATAGCTGCCTTCGTCCGCATCCCTGGAATGATTGACGAGTATGCCGCCGAAATGATGGATGACATCACTGGCAATGTCACTGAGATGCTGCCTGGGCAAATTGATGGCGCAATGCCTGAGCTGCCGACAACTACAGGTCCAGCTGTGCCGATCAAGTCACCATTTTGACCTGCTCTTGGGGCTCAACTTCTGGGGCATCCCAATGGTCGAGCCATCCACGCAAGGCTTGGCCTGTGGGGGTTGATTTAGGCCAGCGCACAAATTTGAGGAGCTTGGCCGGATCAGTGAAGAGCTTTGAACTTTTGCCAGACCTGCAGACATAGACGAGCGGCGGGCCTTCCCTGTGCTTGGTAACTTCGATCCAAAGTTCGTTACCTGCTGTAAACCGTTCTGACTTCATGCCGGAGATTCAGGAGATTGGAGTCCGTGGGATTGCGTCACCCATTGTTTTGAGTGACCAAATTCCCGCATCTGTTTTACCAGCAGCATTGCCCCCAGGTGCGACGCAGCTGCCGATTGTCGAGATGCCTGGGTGTGTTAGGGCCAGGATTGGCAACGGCCAAGGCGTAGAAGTTTTTGAGGATGATCCGAAGGGCAACATCGTCTTGTGTGAGGGAGGTGTGCCTGTCTTTGAAGCTCCTGATTACAGGCCAAACGACTTCACCTATATCAAGCCAGAGCTGCCAAAAATAAAAGAGCCGGAGGTGGCGTCTCCGACTCCTGCAACCCAACCCACTCTGCCGGGTGGTTCTCCCGACCCCCCAAGGTTGCCCAAGGATCCACCTTGCCCACCGTTTGGGTCAAAAGAAATCGGATCGTTTAACAAATTAGGGACAAAGGTGCTGGCTGGTTATGAGCTGCAAGACGGCAAGTGCGTAAAGCTTTGGGATCCTGTACCTATGGGGCAGGTCATTAACAACTATGTGCCTGACGCGGCCCCAACAGTATCGGTTGCGTTGACTGCTGCGTTTGCCACTACGGCTGCCATATTCGCCAAACCTATCGCGTCAGTTTTGCAGAAGCTGGCAAAGCCTCTGACCAAGAAGGTGGTGAAGAAGGTCAATCAGAAGCTTGGCCGTAAGGTAAAACCGGAATCTTTACAGCAGCGGCGGGTGGTTCAGCGTCACCGGAATCAAGCCATTCGCGATCTGAGGCGGGCTTTGGGGAAATAATCTCGTGGGTGTGATCCTGCACAGGTTTGGGCTTTAGAACGACATCTGCACAGATCGCGGCAAATGGCCCTTTGAATGTGTAGCCCTCACGGATAGCAGTAGCGCACGCTTTGAGCCTGCCCATGAGGTGATTGAGCTTTTTGTCCGCCAAGGCTTGCTCTGCCATCTCAACTTGCTTGCGTGCCAGCGCCTTGCATAGATTTATCGGCCCCCAGTCCAGCGGCACGGTGATCGTCGCAGTAATCCCAAAGTTGTTGCTGTAATTGCTGCGATAGCCCGTCCTGATTGGCTTTGTGTAAAGAACGCGGCCCGGATTGTCAGGAATAGAGTCAGGACCATCCAGCCCTGTCTCCGGATCTATCAATCCAAAATTATCGCTGTCATCGTAGACATTCTCGTAATAATACTGATCACTTGGCTTGCCGTAAGAGTGAACGCCAGAGACAAAAGGAGACACCGAAAGCGTTGGACCGTCGCACTGGATTCCAGGTCCGTACAGATAACGATGCTGTGTTGAGGGTGTCACCATCACCGCCTGATTAGTGACTGAGCCCGAACTATGGCTCACCGGCGCTGCTGTTGCGCTGACTTGTGCAACTGCAGGGGCACTGTTTGCAAAGCTCAGCAAAAGCGCGAGAAGTTTGCCTCTCATTGGCTGAACGTGCTGGTTGAGTCAACGACGGATTCAATCACCGTTTCCCTGTCCACAATCACTTTTTCAATCAATCCAGGCCCAGAGTATGCCTCGGAAAATTGAAACGCTGCGCCTGGCACTTCCTGAACCCAGTTACTGCGACTGGAGAAACTAAGAGCGTTGGTGGTTGCAGGGGGACTTACAACACCCGACGACGGTTTAACGCCTTGCCCTCCAACCATGTACTCAAAGCCTGTTCTGTATGACTCGGAAATTATCTTCTCCTTTATCACCGACTTCGACTCGGTTCGGCTGGAGACCAAGCCAGTTGAGAATGACGGGACCACAGGCACTGCAGCTGCTGGAGATGCCAACAACAGCAGCATCAACAGAACTTTGCTCATCGCATATTGATTTCAGAGATCACCTGTCCGGTGACGCTGGTGTTAGCTCCGCCTGGGGTCAAAGTTACAGCCCCACTCGTATTTAGTGTCGCCGCTGCGTTGGCCACAGTACCGCCCGCCGTAGATGTCACATCGCCGAAGGCGGGCACCTCGCCCACAGTCGGGGCTGAAGTCGGCACAGCGTCGCCTTGAAATACCGTGTTTGAGTATGAGAAAGCATTCCCGCTTGTATGTTGCAAAACGTCCGGTAAGGTGACGGCGTTAACGCCATTAGTGGCCGCCCCCAAGCCACCCAGGGCGTTGCTGGTTGTTGAGCCACCTGCTGTCACAGAGGTGGCCACACCAGATCCAGATACCGAATAGCTGTTCCCCAGCCTGACTGCACGGGTAGTGGCAGCCCCAACGTCAATCTGGGCGCTGCTGGACAGGCGGTGCTGAAGGTCAGCCTGAGCAGGCAAGGCAGCCGCAAATGTGATGCCCAATACCAAAAGTGAGCGGTTCATTTGATGCCGGCAGATGACTTACTGTTATCAACGATAACGCCGTTCTCTTCTTTCTTCTTTTTGTTCAACTTGCCCAAAGCAGGTGTGTAGGTAGCAGCCGTCCCAGTAAGCAAGCTGGCCGGGAAAGTTGGATCGACAGACTGGGAAAAGATGCCCAGATAGTTTGCCGTCAGGATGCCCATTGACCAAAGCAGAATCGTCACACGGACAACATCACCCAGCCAGGAGTGGCCTTGCTCTTCCTGTTCTTCGGGCTTGGTTTGCGGTGTTTCTGCCATGTCACAACAGAGCTACTCTTTAAGGGTAACGATCAGGCCCAACCATGCTGCTACTGATCCGCCCAATCCTGTTCCGTTTTTTGCAATCGGAGGGGGTCAAAAAACTGGTGGTCGATCTTCTGACCGCCTACGCAGAATCGACCGAATCGCAAATTGACGACCAAGTCGTCTCCTATGTGGTCAAGTTCATGTATCCGGAGAAGCGCATTGACAAATGAGAATCTCCGCTTTCTCTCTGACAGGTTGGTTCGTTGCGGGCGGCGCGGTCATGCTGTTGCTGTGCAGCTCGATGCTGGTGTTCGTCGGCGGATATACAGCTGGCGAGAGCGTTTGCGGCCAGCCATCATCAGGCCGTCTGTAGCTTTTCTGGGCGTGCTTAGTCTGCTGCCCTTCTTCCAGCACTTTCGGGATGATTCGCCCTACCACCTGGCTGGCGTTGCGGCCCTACAGGAGGCCATGCCTGCTGAGCTTCTACAGGAGGACAGCGAGTGGTTCGAGGCCTGGCGGGCTGCTGGGATTGACGAAGAGGTCTATGTCCCGTATTTCAAGCAGACCGACAAC